GCAGATCACTGAGCAGTTTGACCTTAAGGTACAGGAGAAGCACGTACAAGCTCAAGGGTATCGTGATATGATCGCTACCATTGCTCGTGATCGTCCTGATGCTGCACAACCTTTGATTGATGCCTTTGCATTGTCTAGGGGTGATGTGGATACTCTTGATAAGCTGATGAAGTGGGCAGCTAAACAAGTTAGCCCCGCTGGTCTATTGAAGAGTGGTGATGAAGGTCTCAATGCCTTCGCACAAGGTGTGTGGGCAGTTCGCTATAACAATGTACTGTCTGGTATCTCTGCTCTCAAGGCTATCACAGGTAACACAGTTAACCTGACACTTCGTACTAGCAACGCATTCCTCGGTACTGGTATTGGTGCCCTCATGGGTCGTAACAGTGTTGAAGAACTGCGTCGTGCTACGTATGTCTATGGTTCCTTCTGGCAGGTCAACAAGCGTGCTTTGAATGATTCCTGGGATACCTTTAAGCGTACCTGGAACAATGGTAAGTGGGGCAATGATGCTACGATGGACCCACGTGCCCTTGCTCGTGAAGACCTCGTAACTGACTACAACCCTAACCTTTGGGACACCCTGGCCGATATGGAACAGGTGTGGGAAAAGGATGGTAACTGGGGTCGTCTTGCTCAGTACCGCTTCTCTCGGTTCATGTATGACCTGGGTAATTGGCGTTGGTTTAAGTACGGCACTAATGCAATGATCAGTGCTGACTCCTTTGTACAGACTACTATTGCTTCACAGATGGCCCGTGCTAGGGCTTGGGATGAAGTGGCTGGTCTTGGTTACAAGGGTGATGAACTGGCTAAGCAACTTGCTCGTGCTGAGAAGCTTGCCTATGATGAGTCGTTTGACGCCATGGGTAACTTGACCGATGCTGCTGCTAAGAATGCATCAGGTGAACTGTCACTTAACTTGGACGATGAGACTGCTACCTGGTTGACTCGTGGTATCAACAGGCTGCCTATCCTGAAGCCGTTCTTCATGTTCCCCAAGACTGGTGTTAATGGTGTTAAAATGGCTATGTCCTATACACCTATTGCTACCCTGCCTGGTATGAACAAGTACTCTAAGGTACTGTGGGCTGGTGATAACCTTGATAAGATCAAGGAAGCACTGATGGAGCACGGTATTGCCTATGATGGTGTACCTAACGGTATGGCTATCTTTAAGGGCCTGGAAGCTGAGTATCGTGGTCGTGTTGCCTTTGGTGCATTGACATCCTCTGCACTGCTTGGACATGCTCTTGCCGGTAACATTCGTGGTAATGGACCTGTTAATTCTGGTGAACGTAAGAAGCTTCGGGACAACTTCGGTTGGCAACCCAAGCATATTAACGTTGCTGGTAAGTGGATTAGCTACGCTGGTTATGAACCACTTGATACTATCTTGACTCTTGTTGGTGACCTGGCATACTACTCCAAGGATATCGGCTCTACCTTGACTGAAGATTGGACAGGTAAACTTGCATGGACACTGGCTGCTACCTTCACCAATAAGACATGGACTGCTGGTCTAGAGCCTGTGGTTTCTGTCGCTAATGGTGATGAGACTGCCATCTCTCGCTTCCTTGCTAACGAGGTACGCTCTGCTATCCCTATGTCTGGTGCTCTTGGTGTCGTCTCTAACGCTATCACAAGCTCCCAGAAGGACATCTATAACGATCTCATTGGTTATGTAACCAACAAGGTCCCTGGCCTGTCCAGTCAGCTCCCAGAGCAGATTGACATCTATACAGGTAAGCCCCTTAATGATATCGATAACCCTGTGCTTCGTGCTATCAACGCTGTTAACCCAGTCAAGATTAGCGAGGGTACAGAGCCCTGGCGTCAATGGCTTATTGATACCGGATGGGATGGTCTACAGATGATCCGTAAGGATAGTACTGGTAACCACGAGTACACACCACAGGAACGTGAAACCCTGTACAAGTACATTGGTGAACAGCAACTGTGGAAGGAGTTTGATAAACTCAGCAAGAATAAGAAGTATAACGACCAACTGGATCGTATTCGTGCAATGCGTGTACAAGGTCGCCCCTCCGAGGAGATTGAAGCTGCTCAAAGTGAAGTGTATTCTGTGATGAGTAAGATCATGACAGAAGCACAGAAGGCTGCTGAGTTCCGTATGCAACGAGATAATGAACCAATGTGGCGTTCTATTCAAGAATCCATCCTCAATAAGAACTATATGCAGCAGGGTCGTATCGATGATGCTGCCAGGGCTGCTGATCGCAGGAAAGCTGAAATTCAGCGACTTACTCAAATGTACCGATAACCTTAAATGGCAATCACACAAAATACATTTACTGGAAATGGGTCTAACTTAGGGCCCTTTTCTTTTACTTTTCAATGGCTTGAATCCACTGATATTAAGGTTACTGTTGCCGGGGTCCTGAAGACAGCTGGTACTCATTACAATCTACAGAGCCTTAACTACGCTACTAAGACAGGTGGTCAGGTACTGTTTACTGCTGGTAATGCTCCAGCTAATGGTGCTGCTATTATCATCTATCGCCAGACTGATGATACGGACCTTGTGTCTACCTTCTACTCTGGTTCCGCTATTCGTTCTCAGGACCTTAATAGCAACTTTACGCAAGGCCTGTATGTAACACAAGAAGCTAACAATAACGTTACAACTGCTAATGCTAACGCCAGTACAGCACTGACAACAGCTAACACAGCTCTTAGTAACTCTACAGCAGCTCAGTCAAGTGCGGCTACTGCTATCTCAACAGCTAACGCAGCAAGTGCCTCAGCCTCTAGTGCTGTATCTACAGCCAACGCTGCATCTGCTTCTGCTGCTAGTGCAGTGTCTACTGCTAACACGGCTAACGCTAACGCTACTGCTGCCCTTAATGCTGCTGCAGAAGCCCTTGCATATGTCATTGTAGCTAACGTAGCTGCTATCCCTGCTTCACCTGTTAATGGTGACGCAGTACGTGTTACCGACTCTACAGGTATCCAAAGCTTTACACCACTAACTGGTGTTCCTGTTGGATTCATTGGTGACCCTGGTCTTACTGTTGAGATCTACTACAGCAGCTCAAGTTCTACTTGGGTGTGGGTACGTTACTACGCTACTAATCCAGATACTAGGTACCAGTCATTAGCTGGTATGTCATCTTATGCACCGCTTGCTAGTCCGACGTTTACAGGTACGGTCACGATCCCTGCTGGTGCTTCTATTAGTGGTTATCTGACTACAGCTAATGCTGCTAGCACCTACCAGACCCAAGCTGGTATGAGCGTCTACCTCAGCACTAGTAGTTTTGCAACTCAAGCAGAGGCTATCGCTGGCACATCGTCCACAACGGTGATGACGCCACAGCGGACCCTGCAGGCGATCCAGGCAAATCCTACAGGGGTCTCACTTGGTCTTGCTATTGCTCTCGGCTAAACTCTATAAACTATTCTTATTATGGCTGAAATTTTTAACAACGCCAGCGTCAAACTGACCACGACCAGCGCCACCACCATTTATCAGGCACCCACTGGTAATGCAGCGGACCGATCCATTGTGCTGAGCTGCTTAGTCGCCAATGTGGATGGCGCAAGTCCTGCTGACATTACACTTACAATTACAGATGGCAGTGATGCCGTGTTGAGTACATTGGCACACACTATTGTTGTACCTGCAGACGCAACACTCGAAGTGATTGCTAACAAGGTTATCCTAAAGCAGTCGCAAAAGATCAGAGCAACAGCTTCCGCTTCTAATGACCTTGAAGTAACCTTGAGCGTATTGGAGGTAACTGCCTAATGGCAAGAAGCGTTAGTGGCTACATCGGCAATACCCCAAACTTTGATGGTCCGACTGGTTTTGTGCCTGGTGTTTGGACGCTTGATGGTGCATATGATCGAATTAGGGCTGGTCAATGGGTTACTTCTCTCTTCCCCTCGGCGTATCAGTCATTGATTAATGGGTTTGCAACGCAACGGTACGTTTCACCTAGCGGCAACAATAGTAATTCTGGAACAACCGGTTCTCCCTGGCTAACGCTAGAGCACGCTATCGCCAACACACCTTCCGGCGGGGCAATTGTAATCTTGCCGGGTACATACGCAATTACAAGTGAAAATCATTCATCGTATTCGGAAGGTATGCTTCGTGATAACAACAAGGCGCTTCACTTTATTGGAGTCCCAGGCAAAGTTATTATCACGGAAGCCGATAATCTTTCAAGGCGTGATAACCACATGTGGTGTATGCTGAATACTGGGACCAGAGCTTATGGCTTAATAGTTCGCCGCGACAACAACGGCAGGGTGGATAACTACGCGACCGCTGTCCTCGGCAGAGATGCTGGATCGGTTCATGGTCGGGCTTACAACTGCGTATTCCAAGAGATGAACGCAAACGGCTGGGCATCCCTCGTCTATGATAACACTGGAGTCACTAGTGTTATTATCGAGAGTTCTCTTTTTGTTGCTACTAACTTTGCGGGGTCTTACTCAGGTGGCGCAAGCACAACCACGCTAAACAGCGCCTGCACTTCAACTTTTTCAACGCCTGGCACTAATACCAATAACGTGAGTAATGCAACAATTAACCCATCAACATACCAGTTGACAAACTACTCAAACAGTACCTACGGCGTTTACTCTGGCACTTATGCCTGGCCTCTGCCTTAAAGTCCTACTAATAAAGGTTACATATTAGATGACATTACTTTACTCTCTAAATAAAGCGTACCCTGCTCTATTGCCTTTCAGGGTCTCGACGCCTAATGGTCTAACACGTACTGATCCTTCTACATTTACCGAGGAAGAACTGAGTGAGTGGGGATATGCTGGCCCGTTTGTTGAGCCAGCCTTTGATCCTGATACTCAGTACCTTGAATGGGATGGGTCGGACTTTGTGGTGCGCAGTAAAACCACCGAAGAGCTAAACCTAGAAACTCTTGAACAATGGCAACGTGTAAGAGACAACCGATTAGTTAAACTTCGCAACTCTGATTGGACTCAGTTACCTGACGCTCCTGTTGATAAGCAGGCTTGGGCTTTGTACCGGCAACAACTCCGAGATATTACTCTTCAGGACAACCCTGATTCTATTGTCTGGCCCCAAGAACCCATTACACCTCCCATACTCTAATGATCACTATTCTTGGTATTAAAGTGTCTTACGAGACGCTTGCTTTCTTTATTCTCTTTATCACGTCCGAGTATCTCGGCATGACTAAGAAGCGTCGTTCTAATAGTGTTACTCAGGCCATCTCTATGGCTGCTGCTTACTTCAGTAAGACACGTACTGAGGATGACACAGTGCGTCGTCTTCGTCGTACCTTTAGAGGGAAATAGTAATGGTACTGCTGCCAGTTAAGCAGTACTACCCTCAGACAGATAGTGCAACAAGTCACGGAGATCGGATGTGCTTTAGCTCAACATGCGCTATGGCTATCAAGTATCTCCGTCCTGATGCATTAAAGGGTAGTAATGCAGATGATGATTACTTGAGAACAGTACTTAAATACGGTGATACTACACTCTCCACTAGTCAAATAAAAGCCTGTCAGCAGTATGGTGTCTTTGCTTCTTTTTACCAAAAAGGAACAAGACAAGCTCTACTCAATGAGCTAAAGGCAGGCTTTCCAGTAGCTGTTGGCATCCTCCACAAAGGTCATGTCTCCAACCCTGTTGGTGGTGGCCACTGGATGCTCCTGATTGGGGACACTGGGGAACATGGTGTCTTCCACGATCCATACGGTGAGATGGATAACGTTAATGGCGGCTATGTCACCGTTGGTAGGGGTGGTAAGGACGTTAGTTATTCCTGGACTAATTGGCTAAAGCGTTGGGAAGTCGAAGGTAAAGGTACTGGCTGGTTCATGACCTTTCGCCCAACCAATACTCCGCAACCTATCGCTCCTGTCACTAACACCTGGAAGGGAGTAATTACTGCCGCTTCTAAGGCAGGTGCTAAGTTCCCACAAGTAGTAGCTGCTCAATGGGCTCTTGAAAGTGGCTATGGTAAACATACCTCTGGTAAGAATAACTACTTTGGCATTAAAGGTAAGGATGGTGAAGGTACTCTTGTCTCAACTACTGAGTTTGTCGGTGGTATGGAGATTAAGGTAGATGCCTGGTTCAAGAATTTTACTTCTCT